TTGATTCTCTTCTTGCGACGAACCACTAACAGCTTCTCTGCCTGATCAACGTCACGCAACTGGCGGATAGCAATAGCGTCCTCAAGGTCAATCTCACCAGTGCTAAGTGCTACCTGGATGTTCTGTTCCAAATACGCCTTGTCTTGGTCGTTCATTTCCGTAACCACACGCACACCGAAGTTGTACATAGGCAAGTCTCTGAACGAACTTAGCACCTGCATATTCTCCTTACCAATGGCGTTTTCATACGACTTATACAGCACGGAGTTTACAGGGATGATTTGAAGACATTTAACGATGTCTTCGCACACACGGCGGTAAAGTACCATAGAAGCATTAGTAATGTCGTAGATGGCGTTATTTGCAGCCTGCATAGCCTGCTGACGAACGCCCACCAACTGCTCTCCTTTTGGAGTAGATCCGTCCATTACTTCATTGATACCAGTAGCATCACGAATCATACGAAGAGCGTGGTTGTAGATACCAATCAATTCGTTGATATTTCTGATGCTGTTGTCCAGTGAGCGTACCGGAGGATTCTGAAAACTACCATCAACATTCTTGGAGCGATAGTAGAAGATACCAGTCTGCTCGTAGATGTCCTGAATGTCTAGTGGCTGTAATTCACCACCACGTCCAATCTGTACGTTCTCCAGTCCTTCAATGTCGACAAGCAATCCGTCAGGCTTAGCCTTAGCAATCGACTGCTGAATCTTCAGGTGCGTAATTTGCAACTGGTCAGCAAAGCCAATGACGCTAGACACCATAGACTTAGGAATCATTCTACGGATATTCGTAGCCACAACAGAATACGAGAAACGAGTTCTGCTCAAGTCGTGGATATTCTTTGGGATATTTTTCTTTAAACCGTAGTCAAAGATGTATTCTGTACCTACAATGTATCTACCTCCGTACAGGGTGGAGTTATTCATAAATACAGGCTCACGCTCATACACGCTCTGTGCAGGTGGTCTGTAGTTGTAGCCCTTGTAGTAGAATCCTTCGTTACCAAAGCGAGACTTCTTCTTCTCGAAGATAATTGGGTCTACGCTCATAAACTCAAAGTCCATCACCTCGATGGTGTACTCGTCGTATCCGTAGTTGTATGATGTCAGCGATGGGTCAAAGTGCATATCCATCAAGCGGTCTGCATTGTTGCCTAATTTGTTGGCAACAGTTTGAGCCATATTCTTATACTGGTCTTCGGTAAACTGGTCTCCAGCAATACGCTTCAATTCTTGAATTGACATACGCTGGATGTGGCCCATATACACACAGTCTGTGAAGTTAGGGTCGTCAGTAAAACTGTGGATAAAAAACGCAGGGTCTACGTACTTCTCTGAGATTCCGTAGTTAGGATCGTTTTCACGTTTAGTGACAGCCATACCTAGCGTCACCAAGTCCTCTACATTCCGTCTGTAGATACGCTCGTTAAAGTCGTTCCAAGACAGAGTCAATCTTGTTGCAATCTGTGCGGCAATCTCTGCCGATGTTTTAATAGAAGATTCCAAGAAAATTTCTGCTTCCTCGGTAGTGTCTGGTATTGCATTCGGATCAAATCCAACATCAAGCCCAGAGTCCTTAGCCTGCTGGAACATTTGTTTGTTCTCGATGCGAAACCTAATCTTCGCTTTTTCTTTATCTTTTTCAGTTTGGGAAATTGGGTCGATAGCATCTACGTTCGGGTATGGTTCCGTGGACAGAATCTTGTTTACAACAACCTTCACAAACTTTGGGACAATAGGTACCGGAGTCCAGTCCAAAGACATAAGAGCACCGTCTCCATTGTTAGGATCCAGAGACGTTAGAATCTGTTTGTAGATATTGGTATCTTGCGTACCATTTGCGTAGTCTCTATTGATCTGGAATTGCTTCCAGCGTCTGTTATATAGAGACCCAGTTGTTTCGGTACCTCCCCATTGAGCATATACGCCTTTCGCATATTTCAAGCCATATTCTTTCGATACCTTTGTCGTATGTGCCGCCAAAGGGTCAGGAAAGCCCAGACCTGAACTCAACATTGCATCATCTGCCATAGAATGTTGTGTCTTAATATATCCTACAAATGTAGGAATTATCTACTTAGGTCCTTTCCTTTGCGGAAGAACACTTTATTTGAGAAATCTGCCTTCTTAACTTGCTTGACAACCTTCTGAGATCCTAGCAGCGCAAGACCTGCACTGATGGTCAAGTCATACTTGGTTCTGTCGTCAATCTTGAAATTAATCCAGTCCTCTAACGTCCTGTTAAAGTACATCTTACCGTATTCTCCGGTATCATTATTTATACCTACGTGCTCGTGGATATATGCCTCAATGGACTGTGCGTGTGCTTGGATTACGTCTTGAGAGTTTGAAGGAATACCCTTTGACTTTACCGTTACGTGGTTTGTAGAACCGCCGAGGTGTTCTGGCCTATCCATAACGTAACCATCATAACCTCTTGATTCAAAGTATCTTACGATTCCGTATTTGTTGTTTTCTATCAGAAGTGGGAATCCGTAGAACGATGCAGCCATCAGCACATCCTCGTAGAAGATGCGAGCAAGTGGTGGGCGAGATGCGTACTCCGCAACGAACATATTGCTGGGGTACTTCATATTAAACTTCAAGTACATATGACACGCCCCCTTAGAGGACCGTCCATCCACAGTTGCGTCTAGGTCATAGGAGTCAACTCCTCCGCAGCCGTACATATGGTTTGGAGCAACACGCTTCCCGTTCTCTATCTTTGATATATTTCTGTCTTCAGGATTCGGCATCCAGGTAATTCTCCACCTTCCGTCTGCCTCCGGTTTGAATAGAACCTTTGTATCTGCTACGCCATTCTCCCAGTAGAAGTTCCCTTGTACAATCGGATTTGGGAATAGCTCGTCGTTGTACTGAATCTGTTCGTATATATTCCCGATGTTGAACAGACTAGCCTTGGTGGAATCTCGGAAGGCTTCATCCTCGGTAAATGGAAACTGGCGGATAACTTCGTTTAGTTCGTAGCTATCGCTTGTCAGCGCTTTTCTCTCGTTCTTCAAGAAAGTACGTGCACCTATATTTATGACATCTCCGTCAATACCAATGATTGGTTTCTCTGGATCTTCTACAATTGGGTTTCCGTACTTGTCAAAGAACCCTTCCAGAGCATCGTATGCGGGGATAAAGATTCTGTATAGGCCAGACTTGGTCCGATCATTCTCGTTCCTGTCTGATGGGTCTGAGTTGTAGTATAAGTCTCTGTACTGACGACCACCCTGATCCAGTGGATTTACTGTAGAACCGACAAGAGCTTTTCCAATAATTTTACGACCAACAAGGAGACAGGTTCTATGGATACGCCAAGACTCACGAATGTCTGTGGGCTTGATCCATTTACCAGCCTCGTCAAGAAATAGAATGTGTGTCTTAGATCCATCATATGCGTTGTTTGTGGTGTTTTTCCAGTTAATGATAGTATCTAGTGCCTCGCCCCTACTGGATGTCTTATTTGCCTTCGTAATGCGTTTAGCGGGCTCTCTGAATGCTAACTCTACACGTGGGTTCGTGGTACCGTCCTGAATAGGTTTAAAGAAGAATGGATAAGAACGGAAGATAGGTATCACTTTCGACATAAAAACTGCCTCCTGTGCGTCGGTACCAGTCTTGCTCATAATACCCAACAGCTTATCTTTCACACGGGTTCCCTCGTCTGCTATGATGCTGCTCGCCATATTTGTATATCCAGAACGACGACATTTCACGTAAACTTGCCCCATACTTCGTGGGTCTACCTTACACGCCTCGTAGTGTATGAACAGCCTACGCTGAAACTCAAGGTACATAGGGTATCCGATGTCAATCTTACTCCACTGCAAGAACATATAGTGGTGTCCAGTGATGTACGTAGGTACACCATTGTTCATAAACCATACTCCATTCTTTCTGCGTTCAAATTCAACTTCGATGTATGGGCGAAACTTGGACTGAAACTCACGTGGGGTCTCGTACCAGTCGTCCATAGACTTGATGGACATCAGCTCCTTTGGCAATTCTATATGTTGCCAGTGCTGGTCTTTTTTAGGCATTTTTGAGAACAGAATGTCCTCGCTCCTAGGCTGTTTAGGCAATTGGATTAAAAGTCCAGACAGTTCTATAACTTCTCCCTCGGTATTGTCGGGACATATCTTAATTACGGTATCTGTCTGCTGGGCACCATCAACCATTCTGGTGACTACGTCAAGGCCAGCCATTACTTAGCCATCTTTTCTGCAAACCCGCCACGGAAGTCACGCTCTTCAATCTGCTCCTCGTTTTCCGACAAGGAACGGATCAATTCCTCAAGCTTCTGACGCTCTTGGATAAGTTCACGTGCATCTATTACCGACTGCTTGATTGCAGACAATTCAGCTTTTCGTGCAGAGCCTGTCAACTCAGGGTCAACTGGTTTCTTGATTTCTTCAATGAGGCCATCAATAGCCTGTTCCATAGATGTCAACAGCCTCTTCGCCGCATCAACGGTTGTATACTTCGAGGTAGTTTTCATCTGCAACAAAGATTAAATGTTCAAACATCATTCTCCAGACCTTCTTACCGTCTACGACCATTTCGTAGTCAGCGTTCTTCTCGAAGAATACAATGTCACCTTTCTTAACTCCACGCTCATTTAGGTAGGCTGAGTCGCACCAAATCTTACCGAATCTGTTCAGTGGCTTCTCGGTCTCAATGAGTTCAATAATGTCACTCTTGAGCTTAGGCTGTTCGACTTCCTCAACGAATACCCAGTCGGTCATCATATGAATCTCTCCAGTTTCCTTGCTCTTGTATGCATAGCACTGCGTACCGAATCCTCCAGTCTCGCTGTAGCCAACCTTGTATAGGTGCTCTTTTGGATCTATACACTGAGCTCCGCCGTAATCCATTACGTGGTGATGAATAAACAAAAGGTCTCCAACCTTAGCACCAGTGTTATGCTTCAGTGGAATACCAGTAATCTCTGCATAGTGGATTCTATGTTCAAACTCGTTAAACTTCGAGTCTAAATAAAGTTCTTGTCCGCCAATGTTTACCGTGTCTTTTACACGCTTAGGCAGATACACGATGAAATCGTATAGTGGATTCATAATAAATTAAATTAGTGTTGTAACTTAAAAGTTACAGTCGTTTTCAATAATTACAGGCATACCTTCTACACGCTTCCACAGTAGGTTTGACCCATCTTCGGATTCAATGTAGATTAAGTAGTTTTTCTCTGAGGTCTTGTGGTAATGTCTTTCGTCAAGTACAATTGCAGAGACGTTACCCATACCAGCTTTCTGTCCAACGAAGTAGGCCATAGCCTTCATAGGATCATTTCCAATTACAATTTTTCTAATAATTTCCATAGTTAATTAATTTCGTCATCGTTATTATTAATCATATCGATGAAGTTAGAATAGTCAGTATTGCGTTTTTCGTAGTTAAGCTTAAGCATTGAAAGTGCGAACTCAAGTTCATCTTCACCCTCGACAAAGAAGTTTGAGCCCTGTGAAACAGTATCCTCCTCATCGTTGAATACACATACTCCGCCAACTACAATTGTATCTCTTTCAAGTCCTAGTTCTTCAATCTTCTTATTTAATTCATCCATCTGTTCTCCGTAGAAAACTAGCAGTTCTGCTGTTTTTTCTTTTAATTTCATATTGGTGTATTAAACGTATGAGCCAATTAACTTAACATCTGCTCTAAAGTTTGCGACCTCTCCAGATCCGTTGTTGATGGTAAATGTAAGTACACCAGCTCCAGTCGTATACCACCTGAATGAAAACCCTCCAGCTCCTGATGACAGATTCCAACCAATCCCTTCGTAGTAGTATATATTCTCAGAACCAGGGAACCCAGTAAAACCTACACTGTCAAAGAACGTAGCAACTCTTCCAGTTCTAAACTTTGAATGTGAGTTGTTATAGAGTGTGTACTCGATAATAGCACCTTTGTAGAACGCAGATCCATTATTGATAGTAAGCATTGTCTGTGTACCTGCTCCAGTCGCAGACGTAAATGATAGAGCTAGATTCTGCACTTCCGCTTCTCCGCTAAAGTTCTGTGATCCTGATGTCTTATAGATAGTCGCTGAGAAGGATGATGATTCTTTTACCACACTTATGATTCCAGAGAATCTCAATGTACGTGCTCCAGCATTCCCACTTAGTGACAAATCTGCACTACCCGCAAATGCTCCAGCGTTGTTAAACTGGATATTACCCTGTGATCCACCAGGATTATTTGCTACCTGTGTGCTGATGTAGTTAGTTAATGCAGAAGTACTATAGTATCCAAATTCAGCAGTTAGCTCATCGAACACTAGGATCAATGGGTTATCAGCTGGGTCTAACGCACCAGCGGGCCACGTGTTACCTGGATCCAGAGAGAATGTTCCAGAGGCTGAGTCGTATGCGACAGGAGAAACAGCTGTAAACACAGGGTCTTCAGATAAGTATGCTCTCAGCGACTCAATTGTAATACCCTTGTACTGCGTTGTAGAGGTATCGTAAATCAACAATCCATCGTTTGGTGAAATAGTGTCAGCAGTAAGCTGTACCAATACACCAGTTGACAGTAAACCAACTACGTTTGAGGTATAGTAAACAGGAGATGCTGCTGTGAAGATGGCATTGGACGAGAAGGCGTTAGCCCCAAGTTCTCTTCTTACCAACTTATTAGTACCATCGATGAAGATACCAGTAAGTTCTGCGTTATCCTCAGATGGAGCAGTAGTGAAGTACTGGTCTCCGTTCACTTCAATGGAAGTGGTGCCCAGCTTAAGAGCAGAGTCGTTGCCAAGACCATCCTCAATAGTCTGTCGAGTAGATGATAAAGTAGATGTTTCGGTTTTCAGTAGTTGTGAATACCCATCTTTAACCTTTACAGAAGTTAAACTTGCCATTATGTCTTATTTTTGTACAAATATAGCAATTAAGTATATGAAAAAGAAAACGAAGCGGCAACACCCAAGCCGCAAGTACCGTGAGTTCTCCAAACACAAGGAGGAATTGGTAGGCGACAACTACGCCAAGAACGTCAGAAACGTACTCTTAGACTTCCGTGACGACAGGAATATGTCTCCTGAGCTGACAATGTTCCTACTCTGGGCGTATGAATACGAGTTCTTCACGATGGATTACCTAGACAAGCGATGTGGCATAGCAAAGACAAGTTGGGCAACCACTATGCGACCCGTCTTATACAAGTATGGCCTGCTGATGACGATGTATAGCAAGCAGTCTGAAGGTGTCTCTATGGAAAAGATGATGATGCGTAACGAAAGCGACCCATCCTACCGCAATAGGTATGCGCTAACTCAGAAGGCAAAGCTGTATGTACAGGAATTTTACCGCAAACTGGACGGTAGAGAGACTATCAAGCGCAAAAACTTCTGGGTTTCACGTGGTGCACTGATAGATCCACAGCGATAAAGAGCCTTATAGTGCACATATACGTGCGCTTATGGTCCTTTTAAGCCTCATTATGTACCCGGAAGGGTGTTAATGGAGGATATATGCATCATTACATACCCGAAAGGGTATTAATGGTGTTTTTAACCTACTTTTTAGCCTTTGCTTTTCTGTAATCGTCAAACATCTTTCTGTTCTCAGGCTTGTTAACCCAGGTGGTGAAGTCTTTGCGTGGCATAGCTCTATTCGTACCATCGAGGTCTAACAATACTGTTCCCTTCTGGGTATCGTACTTGATGTCTCTAATTGCGGATGGTAACTTTACAGTCTTCTGCACCTTTATGGATGGCTTTGGCATAGTTAGCTCCTTCGGGGCAATGTTTACCTTTTCATTTTTTTTATACTCTACGTGCCGTACCGGTTTTTTAAAATGTCCAAAATAATTTAATTTTGTCTTTGGATCATACTCTACTAGATTAGGAACTAAACCAGTTTTTTCATCTTTCCAAAATATCTTTTCATCTAATGTTAAAGGTCTAGTTCTAGTTCCTGGTCTAAAAGTTTGGGGAAGTAATGTTCTTACATACGAGCTATCTTGATAAGCTTTTAGCCAAGAGTGATTAGGATCAGTTACATAGATAGTATCTCTTGCTGGAGTAGCTTTCTTAGGTGGATCTACTGGTTTCTTTATAGCCTTCATTTCTTTCCTCTGTTACGTGCTCTATTTCTGGAGGCGGCCTCCATTACTAACTTACCTGTCTTAGTATGTGAGGCATCTAGGCCATCACCATTCCCGTAGGTTCCCTTCTCTCTGTTAAACTTGTTCAGCAGTGAGCGATACTTCTTACGCTCCTCTGACTTGTTGTACTTACGCTGGTACTCTCTGCGCTTTTCAGCGGCTTCTGGGTTCTCCTCGTAGTACTTGGAGGTCTTACTTACTTTCACGTTTAATCTTTTTTTCCTGTTCAAGCATCTGTTCAGTTGGCTTACGCCCAGAACCCTTGTTTGCACGGATATTGTCCCACAAGCCACGCTTGGAGTAGGAACCGTCTTTACGTTTGATCAGTTTCATTCTTCCTCGTAGTAACAAGCCTTCACCTTAAAGTGAGTAGGCTGTTCAGCCTTTGCTTTGATGGCTGCCTGTACTTGCTTTACAGCTTCTTCCAAGGACATAGCCTTCACCTCTACCTCAGAGCCAGACTCCATCTCGCCTCCACCATTATACTTCTTGACCATCCCGCCACCGCCGTACATCTTTGTCTTCTTACACTTCATCGTTTTAGTTTTTTAACGAGCATTTTTGCCCTGTTCTTCATATCCTTAGATTTTTTCATATACGGATAGTCAGACAATCTTTCTGCAAATTTAACATATTCTGCTGCTTCAGGTTCTCCTGGCATAACTTTCCTGTAGATTTCTGAGTATCCAGCTTCTGGGATTACGTAATTATCAACCATTCTCTTGAATCTGCTAACCTCAGCAGGAGTGGTACTCTTCTTTACAGTACCCTTTTCAGGCATAGGTGGATTCTTCAGTCCCTTATTGATCTTCATCGTTTCTTAGCATTTAGTCTTTCCAGGCGCTTCATAGCATATCCGAATGCCTTCTGCGAATTTACTTCTTTTGCTGTTGCGTATGTTTCACGCTTACCGAATGTACGATCCTTTAGGGCCTGCTCACGTAGTGAAGCATTAGAGGCTGTTCCTCTACGCACATTACGGATGTCTTGGTTCAGTGCCTTCTTACTAGTCTTGTAGTTGTACTTCTCACCACCAGACTTGTAGGATATATCTGCCCCTTTCTTGCATTTAGGGTCTTCTCCGACCATACAAGTAGAGGTAGACTGATCTCCTGAGTTCTTTCTATCCTTGTATACAGCCTTCATTGACTGGCTAATATCAGCCTTCTTCTTTGAAGACTTGAGGTTACTCTCGTCAACCTTAGCAATGGTCTTCCTTAACTGAGACTCACGCTTAAGACGCTCACCACGGAACTTGTCGTATACCTGACCAGAGTAGATGTTGTCATTACCACCCATACGCAGGGTCGTGCTCTCCTTCTCGGTGGGTGCTACCTTACTCCAGTTCTTGTCTTGCTGTAAAGTCTCCCGAACAGCATCCATATTAGGAGTTGTAAGCTGTTGCTTAGCCTGCTTACGTGTCATACCTTTCTTAGCGAGCAGGTAGGATATACCTTTTGTCTTTGGCTGACTCATTTCTTCATACGGCTGTTATAGTCCCTACGTGTTCTATACTCGTAAGAAACTAAATCATTAAATGTTCTACGTGTGTTGAGTTGCTTTTTTCCTTCTACTGCTCTTTCTGCAAGGAACTTCTCTTGAGGAGATGCATTTGAAGCTGTTCCCCTACGTACTACCTTGATGTCCTTACGCTCTTGCTGACGTGCCTCCTTGGAACGCAACTTAGTTGGAGCCTCGTAGTGCAGGTACTTATTCCCACCAGGACCCTGTCTCCACTCCATAACCATAGGTTTACGAGCATTGATACGCTCCTCTTGGAATCCTTTAAAGTCTTTAATAGAACTGCCAGTAGGTCTCTCCACAGCAGTGCCACGCTTGGTCTTCATCTGTGCCAACTTAGCCTCGTCTGGAGCACGAAGCATATCCAGAGCCTCACCACGAGATACACCTTTCTTAGCAAGTGCGTACCTCAAGCCAGACACCTTGGGAGTCTTGATCGTCTTCATAGGACAAATATACAGAATATAGAGTCATAGATAAAATCTATAATACATACCTACATTATAGAGATTAACATTTGGAAATGTCATTTATTTCCTGTAACTTTGCTTACACAAGTGAGCACGTAAGGAGGCAAACAGTGAACACGCTTCCCAATTCTAACGCTTTAGTGCAGCGTAGGGCTTCACAAAAGCCCCTTAGCTAAACGACACAACAAAAGATTTACTGCTCACACGCAAAGGAGGTCTTGGG